GATACAGGCAACATTCCGCGAAGTGTTTGAACCGTAATGGCTATCACCACTAGAGCGACAAAGGGTAGCCCGCTCACCCACACTGAGGTTGACACCAACTTCACGGATCTTCGCGACAACAAAGCTGGCTATGTGACCGGTGACGGTGGTGCGGTTACGCAGTCAACGTCTAAAAGCACAGGCGTCACGCTGAGCAAAAAGTGCGGTCAGATTACGTTGCACAATGCTGCTTTGGCAGCTGACACAACCGTGTCTTTCACGTTGACGAACACAACGGTTGCAGCAACTGATCTGCTTGTGCTTAACCACGTCAGCGGTGGTACGGCTGGGTCTTACCTGTTGAACGCTCAGGCTGCTGCAGGCTCAGCCAGCATCAATGTCCGCAACATCACCAGTGGCTCGTTATCTGAAGCCATCGTCATCGGTTTTGCCGTAGTTAAAGCTGTTATTGCTTGAGCATGGCCTACGTCGTCACCGGCTACTGGAACGCTGGTTATGACGACCAGCAGTCCAGCGCCGACATCACCAGTCAACTCCAAGGCATTGCGCCAACGGAGGTTATTGAGCTGTTTCAGCTTGAGCTGAATGCTGATCAGCATGGAGTCAATCAGACGTATTACTTCGACGGCGGTCGCCAGAACGACGGTGCGGGCGTGACATTTGGTGGGCAGCTCTACACCTCCATCCCGATGGAGGCTGACGGCTTCGCCTACAACGGCCAGGGCAGCTTGCCGCGTCCAACGCTTCGGATCAGCAACCTGTTCAGCACGATTACGGCGTTGATCGCAACGCTGCCGAACGGTTTAGAGGGTGCAAAGGTCACGCGCATCCGCACTTTGGCGCGGTACATCGACGATGTGAACTTCAGGAGTGAAACGCTCTTGCTGGTCACTGAAGGCGGTGACCGGCTTACGACTGAGTCAGGCGATTTCTTTGAAGCATTTTCGTCCTCAGGCAACCCGCATGGAACGCCGGACAGCACAGCAATTTTTCCAAGGGAGATCTATTACGTTGATCGCAAATCGGCTGAAAACCGCAACCTGATTGAGTTTGAGTTGGCCTCAGCTTTTGATCTTGCTGGTGTTAGGGCACCTAAGCGTCAGTGCATCAGCCGCTGCCAATGGGTCTACAAGTCAACCGAGTGTGGTTATGACCCGACTGTTGGCCCAGGCAAAACAGTTGATGGGGTCAATTACAGATTTTTCACGGCTAACGACGCCTTTGAAGACGAGATTGGGAATGCAATCACCGAGGCTGATGACGTGTGCGGCAAACGTCAGAGCAGCTGTGAGTGCAGATTTGGTGAAAACAAAGAGCTACCGTTTGGTGGTTACCCCGGCATTGGAACGTTCTTCGCATGACCTGGCGCGACACAGCACTACAAGACGCTAAAGATCGCGATCCATGGGAAGCGGTTGGTTTGGTTGTTGTGGTCAAAGGGCGTAGGAAGTATTGGGCGTGCCGGAATATGGCGCACAACATGCAGGACATGTTTGTGCTTAACCCTGAGGACTATGCAGCTGCAGACGATGCAGGCGAGATTGTCGGCATTGTGCATAGCCATCCAAAGACTGCACCAATCCCCAGCGAGGCTGACAAGGTGTCAGCTGAAAAGCACGGCCTGCCTTGGTACATCGTCAACCCAAAGACTGAGACCTGGGGCGAGTACACACCCTGCGGTTACAAGGCCCCGTTGATTGGCCGCAAATGGACCTGGGCGGTGAATGACTGCTGGACGCTGGCGCGTGATTGGTACGCAGAGCAAGGCATCAACCTGCGTGACTGGGACAGGCCGTCAACACCAGAACAGTTTCTGGCAGCTCCAATGTTTGATGGAGCGTGGGCTGCTACTGGCTTTCGGGAGCTTGCAGAAGATGAGTCGTTGGAACGTGGAGATCTGTTGTTGATGCAGATCAACGGCAACGGCCTGAATCACTGTGCGGTCTACATCGGTGATGGCATGGTGCTGCATCACCTTTCTGAGAGGCTGTCCTCTAGAGATCTCTATGGGGGCTGGCTACAATCCTGTACAGGGAGGCGGCTGCGTCATGTTGCGTAAGGTCAGGCTTTACGGGCAGCTTGCTGAGTTTGTTGGCCGCAAGGTGATTGAGGCTGATTTGTCATCTGCTGCCGAAGCAGTGCGGATGCTGATCGCTAATTTTCCTGAGCTTGACCGTCACATGGCGGATCAAAATTACAGGGTGCTGGTCGGTGATGGCGCGTTGACGCTGGATGATTTGCACAATCCTGTTGGGCAGGAAGAGATCAAGATTGTGCCGGTAATTGTTGGTGCGGGTGGCGACGTAGGGAGAATTTTGGTTGGTGCTGCATTGATTGGAGCCTCGTTCATTCCTGGTTTACAAACAGCATTTCTTTTTGGCACGCAATTAAGCACTATTGCTGGCACTCTTGGAGGTGCGTTGGTTTTAGGAGGGCTTGCAAACATTATTTCTCCGGTGCCCGGTCTTCCCCAGGGTCCAGACACCGTTCAAGATCCACGCAAGTCATTCTCTTTTTCGGGCATTCAAAACACCTCGCGTGGTGGAACGCCAGTGCCGATCGTCTACGGCAAAACCTTGACCGGCAGTGTTGTCATTTCTGCTGGCATTGACACTGAGCAGGTGCAGGCATGACCACGATTATTGGTTCAGGTGGTGGCGGCAAAGGCGGTGGCGGCAGTAGCCGCTCACCTAAAACAACGCCTGATAGTCTTGACTCTCGTCAGTATGCAACGGTCTTAGACTTGATCTCTGAAGGCGAGATCGAGGGTCTTGTTGACGGTAACAAGTCAATTTTTCTGAACGGTACTGCGCTCCAGAACGCACAAGACGAGTTTAATTTTGAAGACGTTACTGTTTACACCCGCAACGGGACACAGGCGCAAACTTATATCCCGATTACGTCTGGGACGGAAAACGAGCGCAGCGTAAATCGTCCTGTTACGCAATTTGTTTCTGTCACTGAAACGATTACTGACGACGATGTTGATGCAGTTCGTGTAACCGTATCAATCCCCTCGTTGCAAAAAATTAACAGCGCAAACGGTGACACGCTAGGTGCAAGCGTTCGCCTAAAGATCTTTGCTCAGTATGCAGGTGGTGGTTTTGGTGATGCGTTGATTGACGACACTATTTCAGGCCGTACTGCTGATCTGTATCAGAAGGATTATCTGATCACGTTGAATCGCCCCAATGCAACCGACAACGTAGACATCAAGGTTGAGCGAGTTACCGAGGACAGCAATGATGCTCTGCTGACCAATGCGTTCAGCTGGTCAAGCATGACGGAGATTAAGTATGCGAAGCTGCGTTACCCAAACAGCGCATTGATTGCATTGCGTGTTGATGCTGAGCAGTTCAGCAGCATCCCGACGCGTAAGTATTTAGTAAAAGGCGTCAAGGTTGCGATTCCTGCTGGCGTCACCGTTGACTCTGATACTGGCCGGATCATCTACCCAGAAAACTTTGTCTGGAACGGTACGTTTGCCGCTGCAACTTGGACATCTTGCCCTGCTTGGATTCTCTACAACCTTTTGACCAACACCCGCTATGGGTTCGGCAATCACGTTGATACCGCACAGATCGACAAGTATGCGTTTTTTGCAGCGTCTAAATATGCAAACGCCTTAGTTGATAATGGCTTTGGCGGTCAAGAGGCACGCTTCAGCTGCAACACCACGATTCAAACAGCAGAAGAATCCTTCAAGCTGGTCAACGATCTGCTGTCGGTTATGCGCTGCCAAGGGTTCTGGGCAGCAGGCAGCCTGACGATTGAACAAGACGCACCAAAGGATGCGGCTTATCTGTTCACCAACGCCAACGTCACGGAGGAGGGATTCAACTACAGCGGCAGCAGCCTGAAAACTCGCCCGACTGTTGTAGTCGTCAGCTACTTAGACATTGATCTGCAAGATACGGCCTACGAGGTCGTTGAGGATCACGACGGTATTGCCAAGTATGGCGTGGTGCGTAAGGAGTTCAGCGCCTTTGCCTGCACCAGCCGTGGTCAAGCTGCACGCATCGGCAAGTGGATTCTGTATTCCGAGAAGTTTGAAAAAGAGGTCGTTAGCTTCACCAGCAGCCTTGATGCAGGGCAGACCGTACGCCCAGGGCAGATCATTCAGATTGCAGATCCTGTGATTTCTGGTGCGCGTAAAGGTGGACGAATCAAATCTGCCACCAGCAACACGATCACTGTTGACGACACAGCAAACACAGACCTGACTTTTGGTGCGGGATCGTTCTTATATGTGATCTTGCCGGATGGAACGGTTGATGGTGAAGTTGCAGACGAAAAGCTGCGCGTCACTGATATCACCAATGGCGTCATCACGGTTGACCGTAACTTCGCGGCCACACCAAACGCCAACAGCATCTGGGTGTTGGAAAGCCTTGGCTTAGGCGACAACAACATTCAGCCAACCACTTGGCGTGTGCTGTCGATTGAAGAGCAGGACAACATGCTCTACACCATCAGTGCTGTTGCCTATAACGCCAGCAAGTATGCGTTTGTTGAAGACGGCGAGGCGCTACAGACACGCGACACCACAAACCTTGATGTTATTCCTGAGCCGCCAGAAGATCTTGAGGTTTTGGCGACGGTGCCAGTCGGTGGAACGGTGCCAACTAAGGAGGTTCAGTTTGTCCTGAATGGTCAGGTTGCCATCAAGATCACATGGCACTGGCGCGTTCCAGCTGGTCAAACCACCAAGCGGTTCCGCGTTCGTTATCGCCACGAGGATGACAACTTCACTGAGGTCATCGTCCAGGGCACAACATTTGACATCCTTGATGCCAAGGTCGGCAACTATCAGGTTCAGGTGAGCTGCATCAGCAGCAGCAACATCCTGTTCAGCAAACCGGCACTGGCTAACTACACAGTCCAAGGTCTTGGCGCTGCACCGAACAACATCCGTGATCTGAGCCTGACGCCAACAACTGACACGTTGGCAATCCTGTCTTGGAAAAAGGTTGATGAACTTGATGTGCAGCTGGGTGGCCGCATCGTCATCAGGCACGATCCACGGGCATTGGCTTCTGCTGAATGGAACGCCAGCAATCGCATTGTGGACAGTGTGTCTGGTATCTCAACGCAGAAGCAGGTGCCGTTGCTTGCTGGAACGTATTTCGTCAAAGCAGAGGATTTCTTGGGTGTTCGCTCTGAAACTGAAACGGCGTTTGAGGTTTCGCTGCCACAGCCTGATGCTCGTTACACCGCCAAGACTTATGCAGAGCACAACCTAGGCACCCCGTTTAACGGCACAAAGACGAACTGCAGTGTTGTCTCAGGCAATCTTGACCTGGTGCCAGACCCATACGTTGCTCTGGGTTATGCCGATAACTTGTATTTCATCGGGGACGGAGGGGCTGAATATCAGTTCCAGGACACCTTTGACTTTGGCGACACGTTTGATTTCATCATCCGCCGCAGCATCGTCAGCAGCCCAACTGAGACAACAGGCGCTCTGTTTGATTCGCGGTCTGGGTTGTTTGATGACGCAACCGGATTGTTCGACGGCACAGTGTCAGACGTGATTAATGTTGTGACTTACGTCAGGACTGCAACAGCTGCATCACCTTCTGAATCTGACTACACGCCTTGGGCTGAGTTTGTTGCTGCTGTGGTGCAGGGCCGTCACGTTCAAATCAAGGCAGAGCTTGAGACCACTGACCAGCTGACCAACGTTTCGGTGGACCAACTAGGTGCAACGCTTGAGCTGGCACGCAGAACTGAGTCAAGCACTGAAACGACTAATGCTGCGGCAACCAGCTACACGTTTGACAATGCGTTTCATCAGGATCCTACAGTCAATATCACGCCATTCGACCTAGATCAAAATCAACACTTCACGTTGTCTAACGTTTCAAAAACTGGATTCACCATTGAGTTTATTCACGGCGGTGGCGGTGGCAGCGTGGCAAAACAGTTCAGCTACACTGCAACTGGATTCGGTCGCGCCCTGTAATGGCTCCTCAGTCAGACCAAACGATTCAGAACGCCACGTTTCCGAACGTCAGGTCTGACATTAACGACAACCTAGAAGCGTTATTTACACAAAGCTCTGGATCGTCAGAGCCGACCACAAAGGTTGCATTCCAGCCGTGGGTTGACACCAGCACATCACCACCAACGTGGAAGATTCGTAATGCAGCGAACAGTGCATGGATCACTGTTGGTGTTTTAGACCCATCTAATTTTCAGGTTGGTGGCGTCACACCGATTGCAAACGGTGGAACAGGCCAAACCACTGTTGCTGCTGCGATTTCAGCACTGCTGCCAAGTCAAACGGGTAACGCAGACAAGGCGCTGACAACAAACGGCACCTCGTTGCTGTGGAGCGTGATTACGTCGTCTTCGTTCACGAAATATACGTTTGCTGCTGGTACGGGCACTGGTTCAACCCGCACGCACACCTGGACTAAACCCAGCAGTGGATCAACTGCGATTGTGTTGATCTGGGGCGGTGGTGGCGCTGGTGCTTCAGACGGCGGTGAAGGCGGTGGCGGTGGTGCTGGATCCAACTGTGGGATCGGTGTTTTCCCACTGTCAGACCTTGGCGCAACTGAGACGATCACCATTGGTCAAGGTGGTCAGGGAACAGCGGCTGATAGCGATGGTGCTGCGGGGACTAATTCTACTTTTGGCAGTCATATAACAAGCTATGGCGGCATAGGCGGAAACGATGATGATGATCTGTTCGCGCAAGGCAGCACACCATTCGGTCAAGGCAGCAGAGTAAATGCTGATCCAGCTACTTTTGCTAGCCACAAAGATAACTTTGCCTTTTCAATTTTTTCCGGCGGATATGGAGCCAGGCAAACGGGAACCAACAATGTGACTAGCCCTGGCGGCAATGCGATCTTTGGCGGCGCTGGCGGTGGTAGTTCAGATCACCATAGTGATCAGGGTGGTGCTGGCGGCACCAGTCTTATTGGCGGCAATGGAGGTGCTGGCAAAGGAGGCGGCAGCACTCCTGGCGTAGATGGAAGTATTCCTGGTGGTGGCGGTGGTGCAGCAGAAGAACCAGCAGGCGGCAGTGGTGGTGATGGTGAGTGCTGGGTGCTGATCTTCTGAGTATCCGCTTTTAGACTCTTGTTATTGGGCTGACCTCATGGCTAACACGAAGATCACCGAATTGTCTGCCGTCACAGCATTGGCTGGAACGGATGTGTTTCCGGTCGTTGATGTCAGCGCCAGTACGACCAATAAGGTTTCGGTAGAGGACCTGCTGCGTAATGCGCCGGATGGATCGGCGGGCGCACCAAGCATCGCGAATGCGGGCGATCAAGATACGGGGATTCTGTTTCCTGCGGCGAATAGTGTTGGTGTGTCTACGGGCGGCACGCAGCGGCTTGTTATTGATAGCAGTGGCAATGTTGGCATTGGAACGTCATCGCCTACTGACAACCTAACAATTCAATCGTCTGGCGCTAGCAAAGGTCTTACAGTTAATTACCCCAGCGGAGCATCACAAATTACTCTGACCGCTAATGCTGCTAGTCAAGCAGTTTTAGCTTTTGGTGATAGCTCAGACACGGATATTGGAAAAATTAGTTACGACAACAGTTCTAATGCTTTTCGTTTTTTCACAAACACTAGTGAAAAATTACGCATCGACAGCTCTGGCAACGTTGGGATTGGAACCACTCACGCCGATTTTAAGTTAGACGTTGGCGGACCTATAGGACTTTTTGAAAGCAATAACATCGTCTGGCATGACGGCACTGGAACGCGAGCTGGTCAGCTTGGATTTACATCTGGCGAAGTTTTTACAATTAAGAGCAGCAATTCTCAAACAGAGCGCCTACGCATCGACAGCTCGGGGAATGTTGGCGTTGGAACAACGTCGCCTGATCAAAAATTACACATTGTTGGTAATTACAAAGGAGTAAATTCAAGTGGGCAAGGTGTTCAAATTGTTAATACTGCTACGCCTTACATCCAATCACTTGGAACATCAACCATCAACGATTTGATGGTGTCTTCTAAGACTTTCAGGGTTGAAACAGGTACTTCGTATGCAACTTCCGAGCGGATGCGAATCGACAGCTCGGGCAGGCTGTTGGTTGGAACGTCTAGCGGAACAGATACTTTCCAGGTTGAAGGAAGTGCTGGAGTTGCAAGAGTTATTGGTAACAGAACAGATGCTCTTGGTCCTCGCTTGTCACTAGGAAAATCGAGAGGTTCTTCTGCCGGGTCTACCACCATTGTTCAATCTGGCGATGAAATCGGTCAGATCATGTTCAAGGGTGCAGACGGCACTGATGTTGATTCAACGGGCGCGGCAATCATAGGTTTAGTTGATGGCACTCCGGGCTCAAATGACATGCCTGGTGCCTTGACATTTAGGACCACAAGCGACGGAAATAATTCACCGACCGAGCGGATGCG